TCTTATGGCAAGGTCGCCCGGGCGGAACCGGTGGCGGCGCTGTATGAACGGGGCCGCGTGCGCCATGCCGCCGCCTTTCCGGCGCTGGAAGATGAACTGTGCGGGCTGGTGACGGGCGGCGCCTATCACGGCCCCGGCCGATCCCCTGACCGCGCCGATGCCCTTGTCTGGGCGATGACGGAATTGATGCTGGGCCGGGCAGAGACGGAGCCACGGGTGCGGGTGGTGTGAGGGGTTAGCCCCAGACAGAACTGACTTTCAGGAGATATAAATGAAACTCTTTGGCTGGACACAGTCCGGGCGTGCAGCGGCGCGTCCGGCGCTTTCGCGTGCCTTTTCTTCATGGGCGGGGGGCGAATGGCCACGTGCCTATGAGGCGCAGCTGCGCGAGCTGTATCTGACCAATGCCATTGCCCAGCGGGCGGTGCGGCTGGTGGCGGAAGGGGTGGCGTCGGTGACGGTTGCGGCCTCTGACCCAGAGGCAGGCGCGCTGGTTGCGGCAACATCGGGCGGGCAGGCCTTGTTGGAGACGCTCGCGACCAATGTGCTGCTGCATGGCAATGGCTATGTGCAGATGTTGAACGATGCCAATGGCCGCCCGGCCGAGCTGTTTGCGCTGCGCCCCGAACGGGTGAGCATTGAGGCCGACACACGCGGCTGGCCCATGGCCTATCGCTATCGCGCAGGGGAAACGGCGACCACGCTGCCAGCCGAGGCCGTGGTGCATATTCGCGCGCACCATCCTTTGGATGACCATTATGGGTTGGGCTGTTTGGATGCCGCCGCCGGGCCAATGGCGATCCACAATGCCGCCGCGCGGTGGAACAAGGCGCTGCTCGACAATGCCGCCCGCCCCTCTGGCGCGTTGGTGCATGAGGCAAGGGAAGCGCTGTCTGCCGATCAATTTGACCGGCTGCGCGCGGAATTGAGCGAGAGTTTTCAGGGCGCGCGCAATGCCGGGCGGCCGATGTTGCTGGAAGGGGGATTGCGCTGGCAGGCGCTTTCCCTCTCCCCCGCAGAGATGGATTTTGTGGCGCTCAAAGCCGGGGCGGCGCGCGACATTGCGCTTGCATTCGGGGTGCCGCCGGTTCTGCTCGGCCTGCCGGGCGATGCGACCTATGCCAATTATCGAGAGGCACACCGGGCGCTGTGGCGCCAATCCATCCTGCCGCTCTCTGCCAAGATCCTGAACGCCATTGCCGAAGGGCTGCGGCCTTGGTTCGCCGAGCTAAACCTGCGGGTCGATCAAGATCGGGTGCCGGCGCTGAGCGAGGATCGCGAACGGCTGTGGGCGCAGGTGACGGCCGCCGACTTTCTAACCCCCGATGAAAAGCGGGCGATGGTGGGATTGGAGACACAGCCATGAGCAATAGCAATATGTTGATACATTTAGCGGCCCAAGCAGATGCGCGCGGGGCCGATCTGGTGACCCTGCGCGCGATGATTGAGGAGGCGTCTGATCTGGGTGCGGCGCGGGCGCTGGCGCGGCTGGGCCTGTCTGATGATCATGCCGCCAAGGATATGGCGGAGCTGCGCGAGCTGCTGTCCGCCTGGCGCGATGCCAAAAAGACGATGCGCAAGGCGGTTTTGGGCTGGCTGGCGCGGATTGCGTTGGCGCTCCTCCTAATGGGATTGGCCGTGAAGCTGGGGCTGACCGGGCTGATGCTGAAATGACTGAGGCGATCCGGCTGGCGGGCTATGCCGCCATTTTCGACCGACCCGACCGCGGGGGGGACATTATCCGCCCCGGGGCATTTGCAACGGCCAAAGCAGGCCTGCCCCTATTGCTGGGCCATGATGTGCGGCGGCGGATCGGCACGGTCGACCATCTATCCGAAGATGACCGGGGCCTGCGGATCATTGCGCGGGCCAAGGGCGTCGCGGTGCAGCCGGGACAGGGCCTGTCCTTTGGCTATCGCGTGCGCGCCGCCCGCCGGGGCGACGACCCCCAATATCGTGAACTCACTGGATTAGAGCTGATCGAAGTCAGTCTGGTGACCCACCCGATGCAGCCGCTGGCCCGTGTGCTGGCGACCGAGCCTACCCCCCATGACGATGATGTGACGAAGGAGACGAAGAATGGATTATGACGTGAAAGCCGATGCCTTGGAGGCTGCCTTTGAGGCCGCAGATGTGCCCCGCAGCACCGTGACCCGCCCGGCGCTGGCCGGTGCGACCCTGACCGATCCGGCACGGCAGGCCTTTATTGACGGCTATGTCCGCCGCGGGGCGGAGATGGAGTTGAAGAGCGTGACCGGCATGACGCCGCAGGATGGTGGCTTTGCCGTTCCACGTGAAATTGACGCCAGCATCGACAGCCTGCTCAAAAGCATTTCCCCCATTCGCCAGATTTCCAATGTCGTGCGTGTGGGGACAGCCGGATATCGCAAGCTGGTGACGCAAAATGGCGTCGCGTCTGGCTGGGTGGCGGAAACATCGCCGCGCCCGGAGACGGGATCCCCCGTGTTCAACGAAGTCGTGCCAAGCTTTGGGGAGCTTTATGCCAACCCCGCTGCGACGCAGGCGATGCTGGATGATGCGGCCTTTGACGTCGAAGGTTGGCTGGCGAGTGAAATCGCCACCGAATTCGCCAAGGCCGAAGGGTCTGCCTATGTGAATGGCACGGGCGTCAACCGGCCCAAGGGCTTTTTGACCAACCCGCTGTCGATCAATGCCGATGCGACACGGCCCTTTGGCACGCTACAATATCTGCCGACAGGGGCCGCAGGGGCCTTTGCCGCCAATCCGCAGGATCGGTTGGTCGATCTCGTCCACTCGCTGCGATCCCCCTATCGGCAGGGCGCAGTTTGGGTGATGAACGCAACAACGCTGGCCGCCATTCGTAAGTTCAAGACAACCGATGGGGCCTTTCTGTTCCAGCCGGGATTGGTCTCAGGCCATCCCGACACGTTGCTGGGCTATCCTGTGATTGAGGCCGCCGACATGCCGGACATTGCGGCCAACAGCCTGTCCATCGCCTTTGGCAATTTCCGCCTGGGCTATCTGATTGCCGAACGCAGTGAGACGACGCTGTTGCGCGACCCCTTCACCAACAAACCCTATGTCCATTTTTATGCGACCAAGCGGGTGGGGGGCATTGTCTCTAACTCGGACGCGATCAAGCTGCTGCGCTTTGCCGCCAGCTGACGCCTATGGCCCCTGCCTTTGGGCGGGGGCCAATTTCTAAACGACCCTTTCTCTCCCAGGGGACAGATGATGATCGACCCAAGCCCGATTACGGGCGCGCTTCTGGCGGGCGCGCGAGATGCGGCCAAAGCCTATTTGCGGATCGACAGCGCGGCCGAAGATGGCCTGTTGGACACGCTGATCGCGCAGGCCGTTGCTCTGGCCGAAGCCTTTACCGGGCAGATTCTGCTGACACGCGAGTGCGTCGAAATGCTGACGCCGCGTGCCCAATGGCAGCGGCTGACGACAACGCCCGTGCGCGCTTTGGCTCTGATTGAGGCGGTGTCGGCGGACGGCAGCGCACAGACCCTGCCCGCCACGTCTTTCGCATTTGATGTTGATGCGCGGGGCGATGGCTGGGTGCGGATGACGCTTGCCACGACCCTATCCCGGCTACGGATTCGGGTGACGGCGGGCCTTGCGCCGCGCTGGGCCGATCTGCCGGAGCCGCTTCAGCTCGGCATTGTGCGGCTGGCCGCCCATTATTTCACGCACCGCGATGCGGCAGACGATGCTGGGCCGCCTGCCGCCGTTGCGGCCTTGCTCGCCCCTTGGCGTCGGATGCGCTTGTCATGAGCGGGGAATTTTCAGGCGCGCTGCGCGAGCGCGTGACCCTTGAGCAGCCGCCTTTGGCGCGCGACGCGATGGGCGGGCGGCAGGGCAATTGGCGCTATGATGGCGCGGCTTGGGCGCGCGTTTCCCCCTTAATGCCCGCCGGAGCCGTGGTGGCCGATGCGCTATCTGCCCTGCCGCGTTGGTCGGTGACGATGCGCAAGCGCGAGGGCGTGTTGCCCGGCAGCCGCCTTGTCTGGCGGGGGCGCTTTTTGATCGTGATGAGCGGCATGAGTGATCCGGCCGACCCGGCGCGGATGGTTTTAACCTGTGAGGAGATGCGCTGATGCTGGAGCGATTGACAGCGCGCGCCGAAGCGTGGGCGGAAGACAAACGCCGGGCCGCAATTGCACGGCTAGCCGGACAGCCCTTGCCGCCGGGGGTGACAGCCGAGGCCAATGAGCAGGGGCTGATCCTATCAGGCCGAGGGCTAAAGCTGCGGCTGATCCGCGAGGCAAGGATGTGGAGATTCTGGCGATGAGCGGGCCTTATGAGGCCGTGCAGACGGCCATCGTCACGCACATCAAGGCCGCCCCCATGCTGACCGCGCTGACGGGTGTTTATGACAGCCCGCCTACGCGCGCGCCCTTTCCCTATGCCGTGATCAGCACGACGAGCGCCACCGACTGGAGCACCAAGACAGAGACGGGTCGCGAAATCCGCCTGGGCCTGACCATCTGGGATGCGGGCGAGCAGACGGCGCGGCTCCAGATGCTGATGGCCGACGCTGAAGCGGCGATGGCCAATCTGCCGCGCACTTTGGACGGCTGGCGGATCATCTCCCTCACGCTTGCCCGAAGCCTGATCGCCCGCGACCCGAGCGGCCCCTGGGCGGGCCTGATCGACCATCGCCTTCGTCTATTCAAAATCTAGGAGACATTTATGCCCGCTGAAAAGGGAAGCGCCTTTCTGCTCAAAGTCGGAAATGGCGCGCAGCCGCTTGCTTACCAGACCATTGCTGGCCTGCGCACGACGCAGCTGAGCATCAATGGCGATGCCGTGGTCATCACGCACAAAGGATCGGGCGGCTGGCGCGAATTGCTGTCGGGCGCGGGGGTGCGATCCCTTTCCGTCTCCGCCGCCGGGGTGTTCACCGGATCGGCAGGCGAGATGCGCATGAAAGCCAATGCCCTGTCCGGCGCGCTGGATGACTATGAATTGAGCTTTGAAAGTGGCGAGCGGCTGCGTGGCAAATTCCTGGTCACGCGGCTCGACTATGCGGGCGATTTTAATGGGGAGCGCAGCTACACCATCTCCCTTGAAAGCTCTGGCCCGGTGGACAGCCAGTGATGCGGCCTGACGCGAACCCTGTTGCAAATTCATTGCGCGGGGAAACCGAGATTGCCGGCCTTGCCCTGCGCCCGAGCTTTGCAGCGCTTGTCGCCGCCGAAGCGGAATTGGGGCCTCTGCTGGCGCTGGTGGAGCGCGCCGCCGATGGGCAGATCAGCCTAACAGAGATCATCGCCCTGTTCTGGCATTGCCGGGTGGACAGGATGATCAAGCGGGAGGCCTTTTCAGAGCAGGTGGCGGCTGTGGGCCTTGCCGCAATGACGCCTGCGCTGCGGGTTCTGCTGCGCCAAATTGTGCAGGGGCAATGATGTTTGGCGATGCCGCGCTGCGGCTGGCGGGCCTTGCTGGGGTAATCTTTGGGTGGCGGCCCGAGGAGTTTTGGCAGGCAACGCCCGCCGAACTCGCCGCACTCATGCAGGCGGCCGCCCCGGCCGACACGCCACCTGCCGCCGATGTCCTTCACGCCTTAAAGGAGCGTTTCCCCGATGGATGAGGAAATTGACCGATTGCTGATTTCGGTGCGGGCCGACACGCAGGGCTTTGCCCGCGATGTGGGCGCGATGCGCGATGCCCTGACCGGGCCGCTAGGCGAAGGTGCCGTGCGCGCCGGGCAAATGCTGGAAAGCAGTTTGATGCGCGCGATCAAGACCGGGCGCATTGGCTTTGACGATCTGAAACGCATCGCCCTGTCCACGCTTGCGGAAATTGCGAGCGCTGCTGTGCGGTCTGGCATTGGCGCGCTCTTGGGCGGAGGATCTCAATCAGGCGGATCCTCTGGGCTCGTCAATTTGGGCGCGACGCTTGCCACCACGC